TAAAGGATGGAAGGGCTTAAAATATCGTTACCTAGAAGAGCTTCTTTTGGTGGATATAGGAGACCTTGATCCTGATGATGAGTTGCCCTTTACTCAGGAAAATGCAGAATTGTTGATGAAAAACGCAACAAGTTTTGATACCTGGGTAACAGAAACAGTAGGTGATTTAGAAAATTTTACTGGGCGCAAGTAGAGCGCATAAAAACTCTACTTGAACGATTAGTTAAAGAATCGAACTCAAAAGTAGATGTAGAAACTTATTTAAAGCTGTGCGAGCAGCTAGGTCAAGAACCTGATCCAGAAAAGATGCCACTCGATGCTTCTGTATTTCCTTCAGAAGTACAAGTGGCATTTTTTGTATTTGACCTTCTACCAGATCGGTGGGATGGAATGTCAGGATACTACTTAGGAAAGGATTGGGCATCAGCAGAGTTCATATTTGATTTATACGACATAAGTGACCGCAAAACGGTAGTATTTTTTGCAAAACTTTATGAGAATACAATTGTAGAAATACGCGCAAAAGAGTCCGAGCAGAAAAGAAAAGAAGCTGAGCGTAGAGCAAAAAGCAAGCACTAGTGCTTATTCTAAAAAATTATGGCAAAAAGAAAAGTATATATTGACGTAATAGTTGACGATAAAGGCACTGTAAAGCGAATGGCTGTCGATGCCGATAAGCTTGACAAAGCTTTAGGTAAAACTGCGAAAGGTGCTCGTACTGCTGATCGAAATATTAAGGGCGCTGCACAAGCCTCTTCAAATGGTACAAAAAACTTTTCAAAGATGGCACAAGGCATCTCAGGAGGTCTTGTACCTGCTTACGCAACTCTTGCTGCTCAAGTGTTTGCTGTATCTGCTGCTTTCAACTTCCTAAAAGATGCCGGAGATTTAAGAAGATTAGAAGAAGGGCAGCTCGCTTACAGTGCAGCTATCGGTGTATCAATGCAAAGCCTAACCAAAGATATGGTTAGGGCCACAAATGCTCAACTAGGATTTAGAGACGCAGCACAAGCAGCCGCAATTGGTACTGCAGCAGGTCTTAATGCTGAACAATTAACAAAACTAGCTAAAGCTGCTGATCAAACCTCTCAAATTCTTGGACGAGATTTAACTGATTCATTTAATCGTTTAATTCGCGGTGTTACAAAAGCAGAACCAGAATTATTAGATGAATTAGGTATTATTTTAAGACTTGAAGATGCTACAAGAAGATACGGGCAAGCTTTAAATATAAGTGGAAAATTATCTTCTTTCCAAAGAACGCAAGCAGTAACCGCAGATGTTCTAGGCCAAGTCGAAGCAAAATATGCAAAAATTTTAGAAATTACAGGAGAAGTTCCAAATGAGTTTGCAAAGCTTTCTGCAGTATTTGAAGGGCTTGTAAATGATATTAAACAATTTTTAGGAGCAGGTTTCTCTCCTTTAGTAAGTTTATTACAACAAATGCCACAATTAGTAATTGCGGCATTTCTTCCTTTTTCAGTATCTATTCTTAAAGCAGCCCTACCCGGCCTAGAAGACATGAGTGGTACTTTAAGAAAAGTAGCAACTGATGCTGATGTAGGCTTTAAAGGAGCACAAAAAGCGCAAAAAGCTTACGTTACGCAAGTAGATAAGCTAAGAGGCGATGCTGCTTTAAAAGGAAAGCTTGAAAAAGAAATTAAAGCGGATGGTGCTGCTGTTGCAAAAATGAATAAAGTAAGAGGTAACTCTTTATTAGCAAGAATGCAGCGAGGAGATATATTAAGTAACGCTCAAATTAAAAGAGTGGAACGCAATTTAAAAAGAGAAGAAGGCTCTTATAAAATAAAAGATAAAAAAGTTTTAGCAAGTTATCAAGCAATGCTTACTAAAATGAAAGCATATAATGATGCTGCACAAGGAGCTATTGAAAGTCGTGTTCAAAGAACCGCGGCAGCAATTGGTATGAAGTATAAAGCAGCAGAAGTCACTGTAAAAGGAGCTTTTGCAGGAATGGCACAAGCTGCTGCTACTTTTGCAGGCTATGCCGCAACAGCTCTTAGTGTTGTAAGTTGGGTTGTTTTAATAGCTACTATTGGATCCTTGATATGGAGCTTTATGCAGTCCAGAAAAGAAATAGAAAAAAGCCAAGAAAAATATGATGTTTTATTGGAAAAATTAAGAGATATTCGAAATGAAACGGAAAAATATATTGCTGTTCAAAACGAGCTTTACGCTCTTCAATCTAGTTCTAATCTTGCTCTGGAAGCCTATGGAAAAAATCTGGGTCAGGTTAATTCAGCCCTATTTACAGAAAGTCTAGGAAAAAGTTATTTTAAGGAAACTTTAGCCGATCTTAAAGGTATAAGAGAGGAAGCAAAAGCATCTCTTCCAGACTTAAAAGCGGCAAGAGATGCAGATAGAGATAAACGAGATCCTTCAGCAAATTATAATACGCGGGTACGACTTGCGGAAGCCGCTGCGAACTCACAAAAGGCGTATGAGAAAGCTTTTAGAAAGTCTCGTTTAACACTAAAAGACTACATAGCAGAAAATGATAATCTAACAGAAAGACAAAAACTATCTATAGAACGAGTATTGGCTGAAAAAGAAATGATTGATGAGCATAAGAATGCTCGTTTTCAAAATAATGAAGTAGTAAAAGCATACGGAGAAACCTTAGATAAATTAATCCGAGGAGAAGAAGTAAATATAGAAACTTTAAAGGAACAAAGAAATGCTGTTATTACATTAAGCTCTTCTATTTCTGCACTCAATCAATTAGCAAAAGAAAATAAAGACGCTTTTAGAGGTATTGAGCAAAAAATTGTTCCAATTACAGAAACTGACCAATTAATACAAAATCTCAGAGAAGAAATAAGTTTAAGAGAAGCAATAGAGTCTACTAATGAGAGTGTCTTAAAACAAGAAGAAGAAAAAATAAAAAAATTACAAGAACAAGTAACTTTTTTAAGAAATATTTCAGAAATAGAGTTTAGATCAGCACAAGCCAGGCTTGCTATTGATACCGCTTCGTTTAAAACGTCTGCAGGAAAAACAAAATTAATAAGAGAAGAAGTAAATCAAATAGCAGAAATTGCAAAAAAAGAAGTCAATATATTTGAAACAGAACAAAAAATAGCACAAGGTAGACACTTAATTTCAAAAGAGCAAGATAGAATTAATCTCGCAATGAAGGAGGCTACTGGGGAAGCTCTAAATCAATTAGTAGCCGATCAACAAGTTCTAGACTCTAGAAAAAAATCAATTATACAATCTGAAAATCAATTATCACTCTTAATAGCTCAAAAAGAAGAATTAATTAATCAAAGAAATGAAATTGAGCAATTAAAAAGAGCGGCTGCTCAAGCATTTGAGACAAATCTTCAATCTGGACTCGCTGCATTAATAAAAGGTACGGAGTCAAGTTTAAAAGATGCTTTATTAAATTTAGCAAAAGGAGTATTAAATTCTATAGCTGATATGCTTGCGGAGCAGATGACAAAAAGAATTATGCTTGCACTTTTTAAGGAAAAACCTCCAGAAGAGAAAATGAAAGAGGCAATAATGACAAGTTCTACTTTCGGAGCAAACCAAATTAGCGTAAAAATGGTAGAGGCTGCGGAACAGTCAGGAGCAATTATAGCAAATCGAATTACAACAGCACTGGGCGGAACTGCTACTACTCCTTCTGCTTCTACTACAGGACCTGGGATGTTAGCAAAACTGGGGCCGTTATCAACGGGAGAAGACCCATTAGGTCTAGGAAATGTTGAAATTCTTCCTAAAGGACCGGGAATGTTAGCTCGTCCTCCAACACAAGTTTCTGGAGTAACAAAAGTAGATAAACCCTTCTCAGAAGCTGAAACACGTCTACATTTACCTGGAGGTCCTGTTAAAAAAACAGGAGGTCTAGGAGGACTTTTTGAAGGATTCACAGGAAAACTAAAAGAAATATTTAGTCCCGAAGGAGGATTTCTTTCAAAATTGGGAGGAATATTTAAACAAGGCTTAAGCGGCTTTGGCGATCTATTTGGAAAGCTTTTTTCAGGAGCAGGCGGAGGCGGCGGAGGCTTTTTTAGCGGTTTATTAGGAATGTTTGGGCTACCTTTCGGTCGCTACGGCGGGGTAATGAAGCCTTACGCAACTGGAGGAATCGCCCGAGGAAGAAATGCAGGATATCCAGCAATTCTTCATGGTACAGAAGCTGTAGTTCCTCTTCCAAGCGGCGGAAAAATTCCAGTAGAAATGGGCAAAGGCGCTGCTGGAGATACAAATAATGTTTCAATTAGTGTGAGTATGTCAGGGAACGATAGTCAATCTGATTCTAAGTCAGATGGTAATAAAGGACAAGATCTTGGAAAAGTTCTTTCCCAAGCAGTTCAAGAAGAATTACAAAGACAAAAACGTCCGGGTGGTATACTTAGCCCGTATGGAGCAGCATAATGGCAATTGGTTTTACAACAAGTTCTGCATATGGAAGTCTCGCTGTACGTCCTGATAGAGGTCTTCGTCGTCAGGCAAAACAAAAAACTCGTATAATTAAATTCGGAGATGGATACGAACAGCGTATGACAAAAGGAATAAATAATACTGAAGAAACTTATTCCGTAACTTTTAAGAATAGAACTAAGCAAGATATTGATAATATCGGTGGTTATTTAAATAGCTTAAATGGAGTAACTGCGTTTAACTTTACAGTTCCTGATAATGCAACTACAGAAGAAACAACAGGCATTTTAGATAGTAGCACCGATGACGAAAAAACAATAAAAGTAGTGTGTGATGATTTTAGTCAAACTTATGACCATGATTCCCATTATACATTAACTGCAACATTTAGAAGAGTTTATGAGTCATGACAGCAATAGTAGAAGACGTACAAAGCCAAGGAATAGACTCCGCTCTAGTTATTTTATATGATTTAGAGCTTTCTACAACTAACTCTGCTTATTTTTTTCCGGCGGGCTTAGATGACGATTTAACCGAAATTCAGTTCCGAGATTCAGGCGGAACCGAAAGAACATATGTAGCTCTTCCCATGCAAGCCGAGGGTCTCGATATTTCTTCGGATGGAGCATATAATCGCCCAGAGCTTACGGTAGCAAATATTGAGAGTGTTTTTTCTGATGAACTTGATGGTTTAAGTTTTGAACAGTTAATTGGAAAAAGAATTACTCGAAGAACTACTCTTAAAAAGTATTTATACGGAGAAACGGGAGACTCAAATCCTCCTACAGAATTTCCAAAAATTACTTATGTAATTGATAGAATTAAATCAAAATCTGCTGTTTCTGTAACTTTTGAATTAGCAGCACCGTTTGATTTAGCAGGTATTCAATTGCCTCGCAGAACAATTATCGGAGGAGCATGTCCATGGAAGTACACAGGAGCTTCTTCAAGAAAGTACGATACAGATAATTTAATTTGGACAGATGCAGCAGAAATTGAAAAAGAAGGAGGCTGTGATTGGAGAAGGGACAGTATTATAAATATTGAAGGGACAGATTATACTCTTTATATGACTGGAAACGATGAATATATTTTACCTTCTTCAACCACTTTTACTGCAACTTCTGGTTTAAGTAGTTTTTCAGCAAATAACTACTATAAAGACACAGCAACGGTTAGAAGAATCAAAAGCGACGGAACATTTGAAGATGTAACAATTGATCAGTATTGGCAGTGTTTATTTAGTACATCTTCTGGGCCTTCGTCAAGTAGTTCTTCTTGGAAGCCAGTAAGACTTTATTATACTTATTCTGCGTCTACTCAGTACTTTGGCTATCAAGATAAGCGACATAATCAATATGTGGTTAAAGATAATCGACTCTGGCAAGTAAAGAGATTAACTCAAGACGCAAATAGTCATGGTACTGTCACAGAAGGAGCACATTGGACCGCAGGAGATGTATGTGGTAAAAAATTAACTTCTTGTGCAAAAAGATTTCAAGCAAAAGTAAATTCAGCAAGTCAAGGAGGATTTGACGCAAAACGTGATAGTAGAGTAGCTTTGCCATTCGGAGGATTCCCTGGTGTTGTACAACGAAGATGAGGTTTTAACTCATCTATTAAAAAAGTATCCTGAAGAAGGGTGTGGAATATTACAGATTAAAAAAGGAAAGATGGTATGGATTCCTTGCGAGAATGAAGCTGAAGATCCTGAAGAAAATTTTGTTCTTCCTTCAAAGGAGTATTTAAAAGCATCAATCACAGGAGATATTTACGCAATAGTTCATAGTCATCCAAATGCTTCGGCAGAATTAAGTGAAGCAGATAAAAAAGCTAGTGACTTTTTAGGAATTCCTTACATAGTATATTCAATACCAGAAGTAGAAAGAGTTTTTTATACTCCACAAACTAAGAAATCAGACTTAGTAGGAAGAGAATATAAATTCGGAGAAAATGATTGTTACTCTTTAATGAGAGATTATTATCAACAGGAGTTAGGAATTTATTTACCTACTCAACACTTTGAAGATAATTGGTGGGATTTAGACTATAATTATTTTGATGATCTTTTTGAAAAGTTTGGGTTTAGAGAGGTACAGGTTCCAAAAATTGGAGATGCAATAATTTTTCAAATATATTGTCATGTGCCTAATCATATAGGTGTTTATTTAGGCGAAGACGTTTTTATACACCACGCAGTAAATAGGCTGTCTTGCCGAGAGAATTTGTTTCCACTTTGGAATAAATATATTAAGAGATATATACGCCATGCAAAATGTTAAGCTCGTAGGAAATATTGCTCAATTTGGGGATACCTGGCAAACTGATTGTGCAAACATTCGGGATATTTTTAAATTAATTGAGTGCCAGTCTCCTAAATTTAGACAGTATCTTTTAGATGCAGCAGAAGCAGGAGTAGGATATGAAATTCAAAAGGGAAAAGAATTTTTAGAATATCCTGAAGAATTATTTTTAAATGTTGGAGAAGAGGATATTATAATTACCGAAGTCCCCGCAGGATCAAAAGGTGGAGTAGGTAAGATTCTTGCGGCAGTAGCAATTATTGTAGCAACTGTTGTAACAGGTGGCGCAACTCTTGCTGCAGGCGGCGCAGGGGGCTGGGCTGCAGCAGCAGGTACAGCAACAGCAGCAGGAGGGTTAACTACTTTAGGGACACTGGCTTTTGGTCTAGCAGTTAATCTAGCAATGTCTGGGTTGACCGAGCTTTTAGCTCCCGGACCGGAAGTAGATAAAAAACAAGAAGAAGGTTACTTATTTAATGGACCTGAAAATAATGTTCAACAAGGATTGCCCGTTCCTGTATGTTATGGAGAATTAAGAGTCGGCGGTGCACCTATAAGTACTTCTTTTAGAAAAGAAAACGGAAGCGCAGGTAACAGAACTGTAGGAAGTTCAATTAATTATGGAGCAGGGACAACTTATATTCCTGCTGTTACAACCAACACTTGGGCATCTTCATATGAAGCAGTCCCAGAAGCAGATCCATTTGCAGTTTAGAGAGTAAATTATGGGTACAGAAAGTCCTGGAGCAGGTAGTCAGAGTAGTAGTGAAACTACTGGAACACCAAAAGGTAGCTTTGAAAAGCAAAGAGGTATAATCTATGATCTTATTTCTGCAGGAGAAATCCAAGGAATTGTAGGAGGTCTATCAGGGGTATACTTTAATGATACTGCAATAGTAGATAAAGATACTATGGCTTCTGTGGGTGAGAAGATTGGCACCTGTGATGCAAACTCTTCTAGCACTACAATTAGTAATGCAACCACCAAAGACGGAACAGGGTTATTTGCAGGAATTTCTACTTCTGATCTAACTAATAATCCCAGATATTTACAAGTACAGGGAGCAGGAAACTCCTCTACTCTTCTTAGTGCAGTATCCGCAGGCGCTAGTTCTATTTCTGTAAATACCGACAATACTTTTTCTGTTTCTATGAAGCAAAAAATAGGCTTCACAAACTCTCAGGCAAGCACGTATGATTCTGTAAAGTATTTGGTAAGGATTCCTGGAGCAAAAGCAGATGGAAGTGAGTATCGAGGAATAATTACTAATGTTTATTCCACTACAGGCAAGACTAATAATAGAGCTACAATTCAACCCGCTATAGGAAAAGCGGTTGCTTCTGGTACAGCAGTTGAAGTAGATGCCGTAATACAAATCACGGCAATTAATAGTACTTCTTCTTGCACTCTTGCTTCTGCTCCCGCAAGAAGCGCCACAGGAGCTAATTGTAAATTAGGACAGGCCGCACATAGTTCAGTAAATACTACAACAGGCCCTTCAAAACTTAACTATGCTAGTGCAAGGGCAACAATTTATAACGGAGATAGATATCAAGCTGCCCATGATATGCCCGGCACTCCTGCAGCTGCTTCTTATGTAATTGGTCCAAACTTTAATTTAAAATGGCATAATTCAAATGATCCTGGTTCTGGTCAGGCTACTTATTTTGTTTCTTCCAGTGCTTTTAGCTTTACTCAAAATTCAAAAGAAGAAGTAGATCGCTTAAAGATAAATATTGAATTTCCTGCAGGACTACACAATACTACCGATGAAGGAAAAGATCGAAATGCTTATGCAGAGTTTCAACTGGTTTTAGAGTATAAGCAAGATGCCAATGCAGGAACTTTTACAAAAATACTCGCTATAGGTAAAGATTATGGCGGTGCAGATTTTGACCAATCTGTTCCTGCCTGGTCCACTACCTACAAAAATCAAAGAGACATTCTTTATAGTGGTAATGGAACTAGACAGAGCAATGGCTTAGTTAGAAGAGTGAATCAAACTGTAAAATTTATTCAAGAATTTGAAATTGATTTAAAACCTTTTCAGCCGCTTGCTGATTGGAGAATAGGAATAAAAAGACTTTCTCCAGACTCTACTGCAGATTATACTGTAGATCAGCACAATTTTGTTGGTCCTACTACTGTTAAAACTGTGGAAGCGATTATTGAGGAAAAATTACGGTATCCTCTTAGTGCTTATGGCGTTGTAGAGTTTTCTGCAGAAGATTTTGGGTCTCCTCCTAAAAGAGCTTATCATATTCGAGGAAGAAAAGTAAAAGTTCCTTCAAACTATATTACCCGAGAAGAAAGCGGGAGTAATACAGCAAAGTATACAAGAAACGTCACTACAGGAGCAGACACTGGCTCATATGTATCTTGGAATGGAACTTTCCGAGGAGATTTATCCTCTTCTGCTCCAGCAGCAAATAAAAATAAAGTTTATACAAATAATCCTGCTTGGATTTTTTACGATCTTCTTATAGATAAAGAAATTGGATTAGGAAACTTTATTAAAGAAACTGATATTGATAAATATGCTCTTTATCAAATAGCTCGATACTGTGATGAATTAGTTCCTGATGGAAAAGGAGGACAAGAACCTCGTTTTTCTTGTAATGTTTACTTTACAAAACAAGAAGAGTCCTATAAAGTATTAAAAGATTTAGCGTCAGTTTTTAGAGGTATGATGTACTGGATTGACGGGTCAATTACTCCTATACAAGACAGATTTAGAGAGCCTGTGTATACTTTTACCAACGGTAATGTTGAAGAGGGTATGTTTAATTATACCTATACTGGTCAGCGTGCCCGAGTAAATCAAATAAATGTAAGCTGGTCAAATCCAGATGAAAACTTTAAACAAACAGTTTTAACTATTGATGATACTGCAAATATTTTAGATCAAGAAAGAATTGTATCAAAAGATGTAGTTGCTTTTGGTTGTACTTCTGAAGCGCAAGCACAAAGAGTAGGACAATGGCATCTAATTACCGATACTGAAGAAACAGAAGTAGTAGGCTTCACTACAGGTGTAAATGCAACTTTTTTACGTCCAGGCGATTTTATCAATATCCAGGATCATTATGCCGATGGAATAGAAGCAAGCGGAAGAGTTAATTCTACTAGTAATACTACACACGATTTTGGTACTGACACTATAAGTACTCATGAAATAGTTCTTGATCGAGAAGTAACTCTTTCTGGCTATAGTGTTGCCCCCGCTGTAGGTAGTTCTCCTGAGAGCTTTTCTCATGTTATATATTTAATTTATCCTGAATCAGGAACATATTTAGATCAAGACCAAGAGGTAATAATTAATAGTGTTACATATTCTGAAAGAGGTGCTTTGATTCTTTCTGATGCAAACGGCGCTGCAATTACAACACTTGCACAGGCTTCAAATCTTGTAGATGATTCAGGAAATCCAGTAATTGCTCAATTCTCCAAAAACAGTAGAATAGAAAAGCACTATGTGATGAGTAAGTCAGATAGTAACGGTAGGACTAGTATTAAATCTCGTCAACCTTTTACTTCTCTAGCAAATTCAGATGTGATTTGGGCAATAGGTCCTACAGAAGAGTACTCTACTCCAGATATTAAGCAGTATAGAATTTTAGGAATTACTGAGGAAGAGGAAGGAGAAAAATTTGCAATCTCAGCCTCTGTAGTAGCAATAGATAAATATGATAATATAGAAAATAATCGTCAAGTATATGTACCCGATTATTCTCAATTCTCAGGCATATTAGCAAATGTTCCATACCCTACAAATCTATCTGTACAGTTAGTTCCTACTGCAAGCGCATCTATCGATGGAGCTGATAGTTCTGTAGAAGCAATTATTTCTTGGACTTCGCCAGAAGAATCATTTACAGATTCTTCAGGAACTGCAAGTGATGTTCCCTATAGATTTGTAAGTCGTTACGAAATTCAACATGATTTAAAAGACGGAGATCTAGATGGAGGGTTATCAAATTTAACTGTAGCAGGAAATGCTTCAAGTGTTCGTATTCCTAATGTTTCTGCTGGTAAATACCAAATTAAGATTCGTACCGTATCTGATGTAGGAACCAAATCTGTATGGAATACCATTAATAGAACTGTTACCTCTCCTCCTCCAAATCTTAATAGAATTACTCGTATCCCTAGAGGAGGAACCTTAACTACTGCTCTTGAATTTGATTACACCACGGGAAAAATGTTATTTGAAGATAGCGATTTTAGCTATGTTGCCCCTTCTTCTTATGTTCTTGGGATAACTTCTGCTACTACAGCTCAGAAAGAAGTCAATTTTTCAGCAATGTCAAATAACACAACTGCTTATTTATACTATGACCATAATGTAAGCAGTAATGCAGCACCTTGGAAAACTGTACAAGTACATACTGATGCAACTGCCACTGATATCGGCGGACAAGCAATTAATTTTAACTATTTCAGGGAAGTAAGTGCAACTAATAATGGGCTTTCCTCTACTAGTGGCACCGTAAGTGTTTCATTAGGAGGAACTTTAGTAACAGGTTCAAGTACTACTTTCACTTCTGATTTTGCAGAAGGAGACCTTATAAAAATTACTACGGGCAGTGCCCCGGGTACAGAGGTGGCTACTTCAGAATATTTTGAAGTAGCTGAAGTTATTGATAATACGTCCCTTTATTTAAAACGAAGTCCTGCTAGAGCTTTTTCTGGGGCATATGCAATGAAGCAAAGTTTAAAGCCAAACTTTGCCGAAGACGCAATCCTCGCCGTAGTACAAAAAGGTGCAACAGGTGATTATGCTGCGGAAATTTTCTTAAATGCAAAAGGAAAGAGAGGTGCGGGTCGTTGGCAAGTTCCTGTAACTTCACTTCCAACAACATCTGCAGCGGCTCAAACCGCATGGGATACCAACTGGACTAATCGCCCAGGAAATCCTGTAGTTGGGGACCAGGCAATCTTTTTCGAAGGTACAGAAGCAAACCAAACTGCACAAGGAGCATGGACATATGATGGTGCGACATGGCAGCAGCAAGCAGAAGTAATTGACGGAGACTTAGTAGTTACCGGAAGTATTACTACTGATAAAATCTTTGCAAATGCGATTACCGCAGAAAAAATTGCAGCAAATCAGATTACTGCGAATGAGATTACTACTAACTCAATTCAAGCAATTCATGTTAGTGCAGATGCAATTAATGCAAATCATATTGCAGCAGGCGAAATTACAACGGCAGCTCTCGCAGCGGATGCAATCACTGCGGATAAAATTGCAGCCGGAGCAGTAACGGCAGATTCTGTAGCAGCAAACTCCGTTGTAGCAACTCTTCTTGATGCAACTAGTGTAACAGCAAGTGATATTACTACAACAAGTCTGTCTGCTCTTTCAGCAAATCTTGGAAACATTACTGCTGGAACAATGAAGAACTCGGGAGCAAACTCCATTCCTGATGCAAACTCTGCTCCTTCTGGAAACGAGAAAGGTGCTCATATTGACCTCGATGCAGGAAAGTTTGTATTTGGTAGTGCTTCAAAACATATTCTTTGGGACGGTACTGATCTAACTTTATCGGGAGTAGTCGTAGATTCTACTAGTACTGTAAATACTTCGGCAGGGCTTGGAACCGTAAAAGAGGATGGAACTACTGATGGCACAAATATTACTTCTCTTGATTTCACGACAGGGTTAAACGTAGCAGTTACAGGTTCAGAAGCAACTATACATGTAGATGCAACAACTTCAAATATTTCAGAAGGGACTCGTTTATACTTTACAAACGCTAGAGCCGATGCTCGAGTGAATGCTGTTCTTCCAGATACCGATTCTTTAAGTGAAGGTTCTTCAAATCTTTACTATACAACTTCTCGTTTTAATACAGATTTCGGAAATAGAACTACTTCTAATCTTTCTGAAGGAACGAATCAATATTTTACTCAAGCTCGCGTTCGCACAGCAATTTCTGGTCTCGATAATGGCGGATTAGGTTCTTTTAGTTATAGTAGTTCTAATGGTCAGTTTACATACACAGGCCCATCAAACGCTGATATTCGAGGTTTATTTAGTCATAGTGATGCTGGAGGAGACGGCTCTTTTTCTTATAACTCTTCTACTGGTGTGTTTACATACACTGGTCCAAGTGCGGCAGAAGTAAGAGCGCACTTTGCAGGAGGAAATGGATTAACTCTGTCCTCAGGAACATTTGCAGTGGGCCAAGGAGACGGAATATCTGTTGCAGCAGACTCAGTAGCAGTAGACAGCACTGTTGTAAGAACTAGCGGTACTCAGACTATTAATGGGAATAAGACTTTTGGAAACAATGTTACAGTTTCAGGAGACTTAACTGTAAGTGGAACAACTACTACAATTAATACAGAAACTGTAAATATTGCTGATAATGTTATTGTATTGAATAGTAACTTTACTGGAAGTAGTCCTACAGAAAATGCTGGAATAGAAGTAGAGAGAGGAACACAATCAAATAAAACTTTTATTTGGAAAGAAAGTAACGATCGTTGGTCATTTGGAAGCGAATCTGTAGAAGCAGCAACTTTTTACGGAAGTTTTATAGGAAGTATAACAGGTTCTCCTTCGTCGCTTGCAGGCTTAAGCACTGACGATCTTGCCGAAGGTTCAACAAATCTTTATTTTACCAATAGTAGAGCAAGAGCAGCAATCTCTGGAGGAAATGGTTTAGGGTATGATTCTTCTACAGGGGTAATGTCTGTAAATGCGGGGTCAGGAATATCAATTAGTTCTGATCAAGTAAACGTATCTGGCGTAACAACCGCTATGTTGGCAGGCGCTTCTTTTCAGACTTCGGGGGAAGCTTTTTCAGATTCTGATTCTGTACTTATGTCGGCAGCGGCAGTAAATGACAGAATACAAGCTTTTGGCTATACAACAAATGTTGGAGATATTACCGCCGTAACAATTGGGGCAGGCTCAGGCTTAACAGGAGGAGGTACTGGAAGTTCAGGAGCTGTATCTCTTACTTTAAATGTGGGGGCAGGTTCTGGTATTTCTGTCGCTGCAGATTCAGTTGCTGTTGATAGTACAGTTCTTCGTACAAATGCAAATGCTACCTTTACTGGTCAGCTTACAATGGGCACCCAGAAAGCTCTAATTGCGAGTGATTATGGACATGGCGTATACGGAGTTTACAGCCCAACTCGATATCAACATGTATGGAGTATGGGTACGTCATATAATCTTCCCTCGAATGGTTATGACGAAAGCGGAGCTGCAGGGAATCTTTATGGATTAGCTTGGTCATACAATCCAAACTATTCTTATAGTGGTTCTAATCCTCAAGCAAAATCAGGTCTTGGTCACCAGCTTCTCTTAATGATGAATGGTACTACAAGAACTGCTCTCGGAACCGGTATTTGGACTGATGGTACAATCACTACTACAAGTCACGGAACTTCTGCGAATTGGAATACAGCATATGGCTGGGGAAATCATGCTTCTGCAGGCTATCTTACAAGCCTAGGTTCGGCGGCATATATAGATACTGCTACAGGAAACTATGGTACTGTAAAAGTTGATGATGACCGAGGAGTAACTTGGGCAGGATATGCAATTCGTGACGATTGGGTCTTCATGTCGAGCGGTGTGAACGCAGCAGGTATTTATAATGATACAGATAATGAGTGGCATATTTATACTGAACGAAATTCGTCTGTATGGTTATATTTTAATGGAGCTGGAAGAATTCAAACTACAAGTGCAGGAGCTACTGTAACTGGAGTAATCTCTGCTACTGGGGGAAATTCTACCAACTGGAATACCGCATATGGCTGGGGAAATCATGCTTCTGCTGGGTATATTACAGGAAATCAAACTATTACTCTCTCTGGAGATGTAAGCGGTTCTGGCACAACCTCAATTTCTGTAACAGTAGCAGATGATTCGCATAACCATGTAATTTCAAATGTCGATGGATTACAAACTGCTTTAGACAGTAAGCTAACAGGTAACCAGACAATCACACTATCTGGTGACGCGACGGGGTCTGGCACAACTTCAATCGCAGTTTCTCTAGCAGCAAATTCTGTAGGCGCTTCCGAAATCGCAGCAAATGCAGTTGGAGCTTCAGAGTTAAATGTATCGGGAAATGGAAGTGCAGGACAAGCCCTTCTTTCTGATGGAGATGGAACATTTAGCTGGGGTTCCGCAGGAACTACATATAGTGCAGGTAGTGGTATTGGGTTAAGTGGTACAACATTTAGTGTTGCTGCAGGAGCGGGTTTAACTCAAGATGCAAATGGGTTAAGTTTAACAAATAATTGTACTGGGGATTGGTTTATTGAAAACCTTACAGCAACTACAATTGATGCATGTCATATTACAGCAAGTACAATTACTGCAAGAGAACTAACAATTTCAGCTAATTCAGATAGTACTGCAAGTAGTATGTTTTTTAATAATAATGGAAGCATACGCATATATGATGGCAGTTCCGTTCTTCGAGTTAAAATAGGAAATCTTGCATAATGTCAGTAGATACACAAACAGTTACTATAGGAGTTTATAATAGTACAAGAATTGGCTACTCAGGAATTAGTCCTACTTTTGGATCAATTAGTGATGGAACTGCAAATATGTATAGCGGAGCCGCTTATGAGGGAGCGTATTGGGACACTACTCAAGATTCTTTTCGCCTACAAATAAATTCGACTTCTCAACTAGCAAATTCAGGATGGGGAGGCATAAGTTTTCCTGATGGAACTTTTTTAGCAAGAAATGCTGCATCTACAAGTTATATCTCATACATTACTACAACACAATGGTACTGGAGCGGTGTTACAACAAGTCCTTGGGGAGGTGCAACTTCAGGAAATAAAGTTTTAACTTTTACTGCTGAAACAGGAGGGTATGGGTTCCAAATCTTTAATAGTAGTGGAAATAATATTTTAGATAGTAGAACAGATAAACAGACAACAGCAATAGTTTCGGGAAGTGTTACAATTTCAGCCAACAGCACTTCTGGTTCGATTAGTTGTCCTGGAATGACAACTACAAATACGAATGAAGTTGGGGTACTTTTTTATGATGAACCGGACCCTCTAGGCTATGGAACGCAAATGGTAGATGTAAATAGATCAAATGGATCATTTACTCTTGATAATAATACTGGTTCATCTGCAACAATAAAATATGTAGCAGTGAGGTTTTAACTATGGCATATGGAATTCAAATATTTGGAGCAGCAGGAAATACTCTGTTAGATACAAATGCTCAAACTCAGATGCAAGTACCTGGTACTGTAAGCTCTGGCACTAGCTTTACTAAACAAGCAGGAGAAATAGTACTAGTTAATAAAACAAGTGCGGGGAATACTAATATGCACCAAAGTTTTGGTAGTAATAGTATTTCAGGAGCAACACTTAACTGGATAACAGTTCGGCAAGTAGATGAAGACTCCTCTGTGCCAAGTCAAGGAACTTATGGTATTACCCTTTTTGATGCAGGAGGTACCGGAACCAAAACCTATGCTGACTCTTATACAAAATCTTTTACAATATTAGCAATTTATCCAGCAGGAACAATAACTGGAGGAGATGATTGTTGGACAGGATCAACTACAGACATTTATGTTGGAGGGGGAAAACCTTATTCTAGTGGTAGTGTATACTGGAACAATTTCTATTTTTATAGTAACAAAATCGAATTTTTCAACCAATTTTATAGTGTAATTACTGGGACGTTGACGGCAGTAAATTCAAGCCCAGTAATAGTAGCAAAATTAAGGAATTAAATATGGCAATAGCATGGTTAGCATACACATATGTAAATACAGGAGAAATTTATTCAGTAACAGGAGTTCCTGGAATTTTTCCAACAGATGGTGCTTTTGTGGATTTAGAAAATACTCAAGTCGTTCGACATATTCTTTCAGAAGATTTAGAAACTCTTGGATTTGAAAGTCCTGCACAGTTTATGATCGAGAATTACTGGAACAATGATTCGTGGGTAAATCGCGGATCAAGACCTACTGATTGGTATAAATGGGAAAACGCCTGGGTAGTAAATACAGAAGACTTATTTACAGAAGTCAGACGATTAAGAAATTTAAAGTTAGGATTGTGTGATTGGACTCAAGCCTTTGACTCTCCGTTATCTGATGAAAAGAAAGCGGAGTGGAGAACATATCGTCAATCTTTACGCGATATTATGACAAATCTTCCTGCAGATTTAGATGACCCAAACAATGTAACTTGGCCTACAGAACCGACCTAGCTTCACCTTTTAAAAAATAGTTCTTGACTAGCAACCTCCCTTTTGCTATAATTTCAACATGGAGATAATTTAATGAGTGCAGCCAACTATGACTTAGTGATTGACCAAGGATCGACTTTCGCGATTGACTTAA